GGAGAGACAATCTTAGATTTGTTCTTAATGTCAGCCTCTTTGAGCATCAACTCAGCAATCTTTACCCGCTTGTCAAACTCAGCAGGCTCTCCACCCGTAGGAAGGTTCTTGGTTGTACTAGAAAGCACCTTAGCCTGTAGTTCTTGAGGCATCAATTGCGCTTCAGTCATCAATTTTTGCGCTTCAGCACGATTTTGCTCTGCTTGGGTAGTCTGAACAGCGATCTGAGCTTGAGCAGACTGCATAGCCAACTGAGCCTGTGCTTGTTGCATCTGTTGTGCTTGTGGATCAGGCTTAGACATCTCATCCAACATCTGAATCAACTCATATCTGTTAGACAAAGATGAGTTAGCCATGATTCCTTTAAGAATAACAGGCAAAACAGGTGTATTTGGGCCAAGAGTCTGAAGTAAGGAGATGAACTGTTGTTGTTCATGCTCACGAGCGATGATCCCTAAAGCAGCAGTCGGGATAAACTTCATGTCAACAGTAGGATACCTTTCAGGGTCGAACTGCATATACCGAAAGGCAGCCTTGTTGATGAAAGGAATCAAGAAATCCTCTTGAAAGTTCACCAATGTACGCTTGTACTTCTTGATAATAGAAGCCACAGCCATCGAGATGCCACCTTGATTGGAGTCCCTAGACACAGCAGACACCATTCCCTGTGAATCAAGAGTACCAGTAGCCTGTAAAAGCATTCTCTCGAACTCTTTAGCAGTTGTTATGTTCCCAGAATCGGTATTTCCGAACTTGAAGGGGAACAAAATCTCTGCGGGATTGCCGTTTGTCAGGATTGCCTTGCCTGGTTTTACTTCAAACTTAGCACCTCGTGGAAGTCTTGTGGCATCCATTGCAATCATAGGACTTGTAGTCAACGCCAGAGAGTCCAAATGTGAACGAATCTGAGCGTCAATAGCCTTTTGAGAGTTGTAAGCCTTCTCTACAGTACCTCTACCTAATAGTCGATTAGGAACTGTATCGTCTTGATAAGCCAGAATTGGCCTATCTTTCATCATGTACGGGTTCTTTTCTGCTTTCAAAAGAACACCATCGTTAGCGATAACGATAATAGCCTCTACCAAGTCAGAATAGTCATCTTGGATAGAGTCTTCAGGGAACAAGTCTTCTACTTCTTCCTCATTCTCTAGTTGCTCGATGTACTCTCTAGGGACTAAGCCGTAGTAAGTTAAAAGTTTAACTTTATCGTCTTGGAATTGGCTAACCTCTTGGGTAGGCTCTAAGTCTGTGTCTTCTGAGTCAGTACCGATAGCTACCTTACGATAGATACCTTCTTCCTGACCTTTAACGATCTTGTGGATAGAGACATACTTCTCAACAGCCACACCCATACAGTCATCAATAGAAGTCCCATTAGGGTCGAACAAGAAGTTCTTAGGGTTAACAGGAACAATCTTGACTGCAATCCTGTCTTTTTCCATCACACCAATGGCGGCTTGACCGACTTGACCAGGTATTGGTTGGGTAGAAGGAACGTAAATCTTCTCTGTTTTGACAACAATCTCACCAATGCCAGTACCATAGATTTCTGCCATCAGCTCAATCTGGTCAATCGACTTCCTGATCTTGTCTACTTTGAAGTCTTCCATCAGTTGAGCCTTGATAGCGGCTACATCCAATGGATTATTATTAACATCACGAATATCGTCAGCAATGTCAAAGAACTCGCCCTGACCAAAGATAGCCTCAATGATCTCAGCGTGACGAGTTTCTACGGCTTGTTGTGTAGCGGGGGTAACGATTCGGCTTCTCTCGGAGTCACGGGTCTTGTCTTGGATGTCCCACTCACCCGTAAAGATGCGCTCGTACTCTTGCCACTCGGAAAGAAAATTGACATTCCTATAATCACGCCACCTGTCACAGTGATTGACGACAAAGGCTACAAGCTCTTTATCAGACTCAGTCGGCTCTTGAAATTTATTTCGGGTGATGTCATCCATCTTCAAACCTCGTAGTAGTTTGTCTTTCGCTCGTTCTCAAAAGCGGTAATTACTCTTAGGTTGCTAGGAACATGCAGGCCACTAACAATTTTCCCATGTAATGGAATTATATGGTCAACGTGCCATTTTTCGCCACTTTCTTTAGTTCGCATGGCGGCAAGTTGATAGTAACAGTTTATTTTCAATAAATCAAAATCTGTCAACCACTTGGGAGTTCTGTTCTTTTTGCCCAATTGCCGTCTAATTTGATTGGCAGTATATGTTGGTCTGTTCTTCAGTTTGTATTCTGATGCGTATGACCTAGTAATATTTCTATTCTTTGCCCGCCACAGTTGAGTATTTGCCTTACGTTCTTCCTTTTTTTCAACAGGAATACTTTGGAAATACTTGGCGCAACCTTCAATACGGCAGGTTTTGCATTGATATTGCAGGCCATCTTTATTTGACTTATTCTTTTGAAAGTCAGATAAAAGTTTATCAACCTTGCATTTTGAGCATTTTTTCAAATCAAACACCTGAGACAATATCTATGGGCTGCCACTCATCATCCTCATCTTCCTGAAAATAAGATGTAACAGCTAGTTGATCGACATAGGAAAGAGCGTCCGGCAAATCATCGTGAACTCCCTGTGCGGGAAACATTAGAAGTTGGTCAACAAAATCATCCCAATTTTCTTCCGAATTAAGCGTGATTCTGCCATGTTCAAACCTTCCTTGCAATGCCCAGATTATTCTATCTGCTTTTTTCCTATTCCCATGCGTTAAATCAATAATATGGGCATAGATGTTACTTTTTCTCATTAAGTCGCTTAAATAGGGCAAAACAGCGTTCTTCAGTGCTCCCCTCTCAATCCCGATACTCAAAGGCTTGTAGTCCCGAATAGCCATCAAGATGTTCACAGCAGTCGTCCGAATATCCCATCTTCCGTGGATGATCTTCTCAACAAACCACTTCCCATCCTCTGTTACATACACTACGCAGATAGCGGACTCATCCAATCTCTTCTTAGCGTTGCCCGCCTGTTTAGCAACTTCCTCGAACCCCGCTAGGTCAACAGAGATATAGAACGACCCCTTATTAGGTCTTTCACCAAACTTAATCCATTCTTCTTTAAAAACGTCCGATCCCGCATTGGAGAAGGAAGCCATAAACTCTTGTTTAAAAGCAAAGGTACTCAGGGTCTTCTTAGCACTTTCTATCTCAGATGGGTCGATCAAAGGGTTATCAGCAGTGGTAAAGTGCCAACTCTTCCAATCAGAGTCCTCTCCACTCTCACCTAGCTTAAAGGTGTCGTGAAACCAGTTCCTTCCCTTTGGAGTGCCAATAAACAAGGCTCTACCCTTCTTGTCTGACAGAGAAGCCCGTATAACCTGTTCCCAAGCCTCTGGTTTAATGTCGGCTACCTCGTCTAGTACAGCGTAAGTTAAAGAGACTCCACGTAGCGTATCAGGTCTATCCGCACCACGGACGTAGATACGGGCGCCATTGATTAGGGTTATATCCAAATTGTTAACGTGACTGTTTTGGATCACATCACGGCCAAGGTCTAAAAGCAAATCCCAAATAATCTGTCTTGATTGCCCCATGGTTGGGGAAACATACAGTACAGCAGAGCCAGGGGGGCAACGCAGTCCTTCAATCAACAACGTGATGGCAGCCATCCTCGACTTGCCACAGCGCCGGCCAGCTGCGACAACCTTGAACCTTGCCGTATCCTTGAACACTTGTTGTTGCCAAGGGAGAAGGGAAAAGTTAAGGTCAGCCATACTTTGCCTCTACATCTTCTGGGTCGTTGGGGTCGATTGTGTCAATAATGGTTGGACTTTCTCCCAAGCCAGTGATATTGATCGTAACTGCTGACCTCTGGCTCTTGTCTTTCTCGAACATACTTATGGGCAGTGTGCGGTCAATACACATCTTGAGCGCTGCCATCTGGCCTGGGTGGTCATCGTTGAGCGCGATGTCAATCACCTTCTGCGCCACATCCTTGCCGCCAGACCGGATCATCAGCTCTTTAAGTTCCTTTAGGCGCTGTTGATCCGTCTTGGGCAATACCTTCGGTGGGTTGTTTGCATAACGCTGAATGGTCATCTTCACCGAACCCTTGGGGCGGCCAGGCTTCTTCTTCTCTTCAGTTGCAGGGGTGAATTCCACTTTTTTCCTTTCGGGAAGATGGGTTTGGCCGATTGTAGTCCATTTCGCTTTTTCGGTGGGTGGGGGGTACCACAAATTTCACAGGCGACCGCTCACCCCCTCCCCCCCATGCAAACCGACCAAAACCAAGGGTTTTCCCGATTCTACTTTATACAACGACCATTATGTTAAGTTGACTTAGGGTTATCCACAGATATTTTAATACTTTGTTGGTACTCGCCAAGTTATCAACAGGAAACTGTGGACAAGTTTAACAACACCCTTGTGGATAACTGGGTTCGGGTCGGGGAAGCTGGTCGGGAGAAAAAAGGGAAAGAGGCGGATGGTGCATTCCACGCATACCTGACCACCAAACTGCATACAAAACTGTATACACTTTTGTGTACCAAAAATTTGTGAGGAATAATCAAACCATCCAACCAGTTTAGGAATGCCCTTCAGACGCATCAAAACCCTCTGTATCGCTCTCAAACGCTTGGTCTGTACCATTGCCTACCTTTATGCAATCAAGGCTCTTATGCGGTCTAAAACCTTGAATCCATAAAAATGAATAAACTTCAAGCAAATGATGAAAGCCAGCCGACATATCGCCACGGCCTGCGTGAACCAAAATCTTTTTCTCTGCGGGTTTTAGAATGCGCTGAAAGTATTTTGAGTTTGGATTAGCTGGTCTACCTACGGGCATAACAACCCCCAAAAAAAAGGGTACTCACGCCAAACGGCGCTTTCCCCGAATGTGCAGCAATAAATGGCAACTGCAAGCACGCCATCATGTTATCACCTCAATCTCAACGGCGTACTCGCCGGCCTTGCCTGACCTCTGAAAATACTGCCAGTCCACCAGACTACTGCCATCATCCACGCCAAGCCAATCAGCCACACCATCCCTGACCGCCTTAAACCCAGACTGCAAGTTATCGCCATCAAGCCTTCTTGGTGCAATCCTCGTCAACACCACAGTGACCGGCAAAACCTCCACACCAAAAGACTGAGCCACAGCTGCCAAACTCAACCGAGTCCTCGTTCTCTGATCCCTCGTCAACTTCGCTTTAGCCGCCCAATGCAATCTCATGTTCGCCACACTCACAATTTTCATGTTCATCCTGACCTCAATCATCAGTCAACTCCAATCTATCAAAACCACCTACCCAAAGTTCGGATGTACCGAACCCCTTTATGTACCGAACCTGGGTGTCCTATAAGGACACCCGGTACGTTTCGGTACACCGAAGGTGGGGTCACCCGGTACATTTCGGTACGTTTCGGTACATATCGGTACACGGTTCGGTACATTTGCCATGTACCGATGTACCGAACTCGGTACATTTCGGTACACTTCGGTACATTTGGCTTGTAACAAAGTTACCATTTCGGTACGTTTCGGTACAATTCCATTGTAACTTTGTTTCATACTGGCTCATTTGGCTCTACTTTCGGTACAGTTCGGTACATACCAGCATTCTCAAAAACCATGGATTTCTTGGTCAAAGCATCCAAACACTCCTTGAATCTGCGTGAATTCAGACCATGGCTCTTGGCGCTTTCACGCCATTCATCGTAATCCACCATGGCAGCAAACCCTTCAATTCCATCACTGGTTCGCTTGGCTTCGATAGACACCAAAGAGTTAAGTGCAATGCGTTGATTACCCGATAAAAGCGCCCGTTTTTGGATATTACCCATCAGGCCGGAGATGTCCACCGCCGTAAGGTATGCACCCCGAACTGGCGCTCCATTCTTATCTTGGATCGGCAAATCAACCTGAGTGATCTGAAAGTTCTTTGGTGCAGGCATCTCTGCATCTTTCATCTTCTTGGACTCAAAGGCTATGGTCTTTGTGCCCGCATCCAACTGGCAACGATATTCCGCATCCAGTGCGCCCTTCAATGCCGTTGATCCCCGACTGCGATCCTTATCTGCCACGCCTGAGTGGTGCACCACCAGAACACAGCACTTCCATGGTTGCCGAAGATAAACATCCAGATGCTGAATAAACGCATTCATGTCCTGAGTGGAGTTCTCATCACCACCATGGTTACGCGCTAGAGTGTCAATGATGATCATGCTTGGCACAGTCCCAGCTTGCGCTGACAGCTCCTTGATGCTCTCTGCCACCACTGCCGCCTCGGTTGCATCGTACAACTGCGCCGCACGATGGCTTTTGTACAATGGCGCACCATCAAGGCTTTGCCCATTGCCCAACTGCCACGCCTTGAACCGCCGAGCCAAGCCATTATGCCCTTCGCCGGCAATATAGAACACCGAGCCTTGCTTGACCTCATGGCCATGCCATGGACGGCCAGTGGCTACACAGCAAGCTATGTCGATGCTGACAAATGATTTACCACCGCCTGGATCACCGAACACTTGTGCCAAGCTGTCGCTCTCAATGTAGTCATCCACAATCCAGTTAATCTGGCTAAGTTGCAAGTTATCTGCCCGAGTAAACTCAAACGCCAGTTTGTCTTTCATTGGCCCAGCTACGCGCTCAATCTGCTCTTTGACCGCATCTAGTCCTTGCAGGCAGTGCAGGTCATTGAAGTCTGTTGGTTTGTTGTCCACCATGTCAGACTCCCCAAATGATGGGTACACAATCTCCCCAAAGACCAGAGCTGCCGCAGCCCTGCCCTTGGCAACACCAGGGTTGCCCTCGGTGAACTGGTCATTATCTGCGCCAATGATGATCTTGGAGCCTGGGAACATCTCCTTCGCGCTCTTGGCTACCTTGGCTAAGTTCCCACAATCAAACGCCACCAAGACTGTGTAGTCCGTTGCCTCATGGATCGATGCACATGTGGCAAAACCCTCACCAATGAACACAATCTTCCTATTGCCACGCAACTCATAAAAACCACCCTCAATCTTGCCGCCCTTCAAGAACCGCTTGTTGCCATCTGCATCAATGGTCTGATAACTCAGGATTTCGCCCGCTTGGTTGATCACAGGCACAACCAGTCTGCCTGCACGATCAATCTTGATCCCATGCGCTTGAATGTGCTTCCTGACAAGGTATGGATGGTCATCACTGGCATCTGCATACGTCCCAACCTCATCCTCTGCACGTTCGGCAGCCACCGCCTGCGAAGCCAGCCTGTCAGCTTCCTTCTTGGCCTTGACATCTGCTATCCACTTATCATGCTCAAAGCGCTCAGTAAACGACATTTGCCTGCCAGTATCTGCCACCCACTTGGCCTCAAACACTGGCTCTTTCCAACAGCCTGCAATGCCAACCGGCACTTTGCCACTGGTGTGCAAGATGTACCAACCATCCAATGCACCCTTCTTAGAAGAGATATGAGCCACCCTGTGTATCTCACCATCTGCCACAATCTGGTCTTTGATCACAAGTCCCGCAGCCTCGCAATGACGGCGAAACCCCTCTTCTGGGTTGATCAGGTCTTGGCTCTCTGTGGCGGCCGCGAAGCCGTTGGGGAATATTGTTGTTAGGTTAGTCATGCAAAATCCAATGAATACTGCGCTATACGCTTGTTTTGAAGTGTCTTGTAATTTTCGTTCAATTCACAACCAAGATATTGACGGCCAAGGGTCTGTGCTACTTGCGCTGTTGTACCACTACCCATGAACGGGTCAAGCACTACACCGCCCACTGGTGCGCCAGCAAGTATGCAAGGCTCAATAAGTTCACTTGGAAAAACAGCAAAGTGTGCGCCAGCGTAGGGCTTAACTGGAACTGTCCAAACGCTTCGTTTGTTTCTGTCTTCTCTGGGAATATACATACGTCCTTCATCGTTTCTTAAAGTTGCAGATGCATCGCCATCCCTGAATTTTCTTGGTTTGCCCATGTTTTCAACGGGTTCTTTTAATGCGTCAATGTCGTAATAATACTTCTGCGACTTGCTCATCAAGAAAATATATTCATGCGCTTTAGTACATCTGTCTTGCACCGATTCTGGCATTGGGTTTGGCTTATGCCAAACAATGTCTTGACGCAAATACCAACCATCTGCCCTCAAAGCAAATGCAAGCATCCAAGGAATCCCAATGAGGTCTTTTGTTTTTAAACCAGTAGCGTGTAGCTTG